TTTCTTCAGGTGGTAAAATAATATTAGATACAGCTGTAACACAATTAAGTGCATTATCAAAAATTGATTTTGGTGGTTTAGATGAAATTGCAATTAAATCTGATTTAGTTTCAGGACTAGAATTAAAATCATCTGGTGGTGCAAAAATAATTAATATAAATTCTACTAAAATTGAACCAAATGCTGATTCTACAACTGATTTAGGTTCATCTAATAAGCAATTTAGGGATATTTTTGTTGATAATGTAAAACTTAAAGGACAAGGAGCAGTATATTTTGATACAGATGGTGGTACTTTATTAAATGCATTAAATCAAGATGATTTACGTATTTCATTAGATGGACAAGAACGTTTAAGCATAGATTTATCAGCAGGTGTATCATATTTTGCGCCTGTTAGTTCAGTTGCACGTGCTGTTAAATTAGGAAAAGTTGACAATCCTTTTGATTCTTTAACATTAAAACAAACTGGTGAAATATTATTTGCTGATCCTGCAATGGGTGGTTCAAATAAATTAAAAGTCTCACATGTAACAGATGAAGGATTAATAATTAAAAATCTTAATACATCAGATGCTGGTGGTTTGGTATTAACATTACAAACTGGTGATACAGCAATAACAACTGGTGATGTACTTGGTTCATTAGAATTTCAAGCTCCAGATGAGTCATCAGGAACTGATGCAGTTTTAGTTTCTGCAGCAATATCTGCTGTTGCAGAAGGTGATTTTACATCAACATCAAATGCAACTAAACTATCATTTAAAACTGGATCTTCTGAATTAGCATCTGAAAAAATGAGTTTATCTTCTTCAGGATTACTTACACTCACATCAGCTGGTTTAGTTACAGGAGGAGGTATTATTATACCTAATGCATCTTCAATTGGTAGTGTAAGTGATACAGATGCAATAACAATTAGTGCAACTGGTGTTGTTAGTATAACATCAAGCGTTGTTTCTACATCTTCAACAACTGGAGCATTAAAAGTAACAGGTGGTGTTGGAATATCTGATGATTTATATGTTGGTGATGACTTATTTGTTTTGGGTGATTTAAGTGTAAGTGGAGGATCATTTGTAGCTGAAACAACAGTTAAAGGTGCAGATTTTAAAGTTCAAACAGAATTAGGTGTTGATAGAGTTACATTAACATCATCAGGAAATATATCAGCTGACGGATCTTTAACAATAAAAGGTAATTCTACATTAGGTGATGGTGTAAATGATACAACAAGTATTTCTGGTAATCTTGTTACAGGAGGTGCATTTATTACACAAAAAATAGTTTCAGGAACAGCAACAACACTTAATGCACAAAGTTATATTTATCTTGTAACATCAGATAATCAAACTATAACATTACCTGCAGCATTAGGTCTTTCTGGTTTAAGATATATAATTAAACAAACTGCTGCTTATACAAATGGTACAACAATTGATGCAAATGGTTCTGAAACTATTGATGGATCATTAACAATTACTTTAGCTTCAAGATATGCATTTGTTGAAATAATTTGTGATGGATCAAATTGGCATATTATTGCACAAGGTGGAACAGTTACTTTAAATTAATATAAATTAATTAATTATATTAAATTTTATATTTGTTATTTTTAAATTAAATAAAAAAAATTTGTTTATAATAGTAATAATTAATATAAACAAAGAAAGATTTAAAAATGGCAGCATTTCAACCAAGTAATGATGAGACTCATGATTTAGGAACAGTTAGTAAAAGATGGCAAAATGTCCATGCTGATACACTATTAATTTCAGGTCAAGCAAATAATTCATCAATATTAACATCTGAAATTGGTGGACATTTAACAATTGGTTCAATAAATGGTAATCAAACTTTAGATGTTTTATCACATGATTTATTAGATGGTGGTTTAAAATTAGCTGGTGTTTTAATAACATCATCAGCATCTGAACTTAACATATTAGATGGTGCTACACTTTCAACAACAGAATTAAATTATGTTGATGGTGTAACATCAGCAATTCAAACTCAAATAGATTCAAAACAAAATACACTAACGTTTGGTATATCAAATACAAATTCTGTAAGGATTGATTCTGCAGAAGTAGCAGATGATGAATACGCAAGATTTACAAGTAATGGTTTAGAAAGTAGAAGTTATTCAGAAGTTAGAACTGATTTAGGGTTAGTTGTTGGTACAAACGTACAAGCATATGATGCAGATTTAACTACATTATCATCGATGCAAGTAGGTGCAGCAAGTGCTTTATCATTATTAACAGCTACAGAAATTCAAATTCTTGATGGTGCTACACTTTCAACAGCTGAACTAAATATATTAGATGGTGCAACACTTTCAACAACAGAATTAAATTATGTTGATGGTGTAACATCAGCAATTCAAACTCAAATAGATTTAAAAGCTCCATTAGCTAATCCAACATTTACTGGAACAGTTGTTGCTCCTACACCTTCATTAAATAGTAATTCTACTACTGTTGCAACAACTGAGTTTGTTCAAAAATCAGCATTAGGTGTTTCAACTAAAACAAATGATTATACACTTTTACTAACAGATGCAGGAAAACTAATTGATTTTAATTCTGCATCAAATCGTACATTGACAATTCCTTCAAACCTATCAGTTGCATTTCCTATTGGAACACAAATTGTTATTGCTAGATATGGTACAGGAACTGTAACAATTGCAATTTCATCTGATACACTTCGTTCTGCTTCATCTTATACAAAAATTGCAACACAATATGGTGCAGCTACACTTGTTAAACGTGCAGAAACAGAATGGTATTTATTTGGTGATTTAGGAGCATAAAAATGATTAAAGCTATCCATGGTATTATGAGAATTTATGATATTGAACTGAGTTTATCACAAATAATTCAAAATTACAATTCTTCAACGGATAATATAATATGATTAAAATTACACACGGAGTTTTATCTAAAGCTTCATTTATAAATAATTTAACTAATGTTCGTATTTTTAGTACTCATGCAGGAAATGGAAGTTCAACTCAATATGCAAATTACCCATTAACACTTTCAGAATTTGATAAATTATTTAATACAAGTTATACGAATACAAGTTTGTCTTGGTCTGGTACTTTAAGTCCAAGTGTATCTATTAATTGGAGTGTATATACAACACTTACAAGTGCAGGTGCAACTGTTCCTAATAGTGGCAATTATTTTTCTGTTGAAGTTACTTTTATTTTAATTCCTTTGGAAACCGGTAATTATGAATTTTTTATTGATTCTGATGATGGTAGTGATTTAAAAATAAATGGTAGTCTTGTTGCATCATATTATGGAGGACATGGAACAGGACAAGGAAGTGATACTGGTATTTATTCTATGACAGCAGGTGAACGTTATACAGTTATTGCAAGATCTCAGGAATATGGTGGCGGAGAGGGTCTTATAGTTAAGTGGAAACGTCCTTCACAATCAGTTTATTCATTGCAAACAAACGAGGTGTTTAAACCAAGATAGTTAATTTATATTATAAATTGGCTTCAATTTTATTATAATATAAATGAAAGAGAGGTCAAAATTTATGACCATTTTAAAAGAACATGTATCATATTCTGAAATCAAACAATGGAGAGAATGTGGTTGGAGACATAAGCTAATATATATTGATAAAATACAAACATTTGAAGAATCTCCTCATTTACATTATGGTACGATTGTTCATGATGCTTGTGAACATTTTTTAAAAACAAAAGAACTTAAAATTGAAGAAATGAAACAAAGTATAAGGGATGCATGGAATACTTATGGTTTTGATTCTGAAGATTTTATTATATTGCAAACAAATAGAGCAAAACTACAAGGTTGGGAATATAAACATTCTAATCTTGAAGAGTGGTTATTATTTGCTGAAATAAGTTTACTATCAGTTCCTTCTTTTTTAGATGAAAATTTTAAAGATTGGGAGTTAGTTGCTGCTGAGGAACAAATATATGAAAACATTGAAAATATACAAACTACTAAATTTAAAGGTTATATAGATTTTATTTTAAAAGTTCCTTATAAAGATGATTATAAATATTGGATATTGGATTGGAAAACAGCGTCTGCAAGAGGTTGGGCTATTGAAAAACAAAGAGATTTTTTAACTCAAGCACAGTTGTTTTTATATAAAAATTTCTGGGCAAATAAAAACAATATAAAATTATCAAATGTAAATTGTGGTTTTATATTGTTAAAAAAGGTTAAGACAATAAATAAATCTTGTCAATTAATAAAAATTTCAAGTGGTCCAGTTACTATTGAGAAAAGTATAAAGCTTGTAAAAAATATGATAAATTCAGTTAATAAGAATTTATTTTTAAAAAATAGAGAATCTTGTAAGTTTTGTGAGTTTAAAGAAACAATGTATTGTAAATAATTAATTTAACAAATTTATTTTATTATTATATGATTGATTAACAAAAGTAATTTATTAGGCAAACATATAAACATGATATATTTTTTTATTTTATTATTGGTGTTATTAATAATATCACTTTATTATTTATATAAATTTGCTTTAGTATTAATAGAATTGCAAGATGTTATAAATGAATCACTTGAATTGTTAGATAATAAATTTAAAATTATATCAAAAATTTTACAAACACCTGTTTTTTTTGATTCACAAGAAGTAAGAAGAGTTTTAAAAGAATTAGAGGATATAAAAGTATTAGTTTTATATATTGCAAATAGATTAGCAAATTCATTAAACAAGAAAGAAATTGAAAAACAAGATGAGTAAAAAAATAGAATATAATGAAATTTGTGATCATGAAATTTGTGATAATGAAACAGATGAAGAAGAGAGTTATTTAAAAGATGAAAATGAAGAAGAAATAAATATTGAATTATTTGATATAAGTAATGAAACAAAAGAAATTGAACAAAACGAAGAAATTATTAAAAAAAAGCAATATTTTGATTTAAATGTTCAAAATTGGATAATTACATATCAAAGTCAAAGCAAAAGAGAAAAAAAGAATAAAATATATACAAAATATATTCATCCTGCTTTTGTTGAATTAGTTGATTCACTTGTAGTTGTATATAATTTTAAATCTTCAAATGAAGATATAAATCATTTAAAGAATGATTGTATAACATTTTTATTTGAAACTTTAAATAAATATGATGCATCTAAAGGAACTAAAGCATTTTCTTATTTTAATGTTGTAGCAAAAAATTGGTTGATAATACAAAGTAGAAAACTTTTAAAGCATAAAAAAAGAAGTGCTTATATAGATGATGAAGAAGGTTTAACTAATGAAGAAAAGTTAGATCTTATAGAAAAAACATATTTTATTGAAAAAGATTTTGATCAACAAGAAAATGATGATAGGCTTAATTTAGAAAAATTAATAAAAGTTTTAAATTATGTTGATATTCATTTAAAAGATGAAAAAGATAAAAAATGTTCATATGCAATAAGAAAAATATATACTGATATAGATAGTATAGAATTTTTTAATAAAAGAGCTGTTTTTGTATATCTAAGAGAAATATCTGGTTTAAATAGTAATGAATTATCATTATCATTATCTAATATTAGAAAAATATACAGAAAAAAAATAGTTAGAGATAAAACATTTGATTTATCAAAAAGAATTAATTAGGATAATAAAATGCTACAAGATGTTGATGGAATGTTAAATAAATTAGATGTTAATGATAAAAAAGAAAAAAGCATAAAAAATTTTGCTGATATTTTGGATTCAATAGATTCATTAGAAAATAAAAAGAAATTGTTGTGGAAAGAAATATATGAAAATGCATTAGATGATAGAGAAAAAGCAAAGATGTTATTTAATGGTGCATATATGTCAATGAATAATGATACAAATACACATATGAATATTGGTGCAATAATGTCTAAATATCTTGAAAGAATGTGTAGATCTAATGATCAAATTCTAAAATTAGCAGAATTAATTGCTAGAGAAGAAGAAAAACTAGAAGAAGTATCAGATGATGATATATTTAACAAGATTGGAAAATAAATAATATATCATGTTTAAAAAAGCAAAAGTTTTATATTATATTGAAAAAATTGATCAAGGTATTATTAATGATATTTATAATTTAATAAAATCATTAAAAGTAAAAAAAGAAATAACTATAATACCAGATTTAAAAGCATATAATGAAAATGATAATAATAATTTTGTAAATTTAAATAATTTTTTATTGCCAGGAACTATTATTGCACAAAATTATCAATTTGATGAAGATTTTTGTTTTTTTTGTTTGCCTGCAAATTCATTGCATTTATCTTTACCTATTAAACCAGGTGAATTAATTTGGTATTTTGAGGATAATGAAATAAATGAAATACCAAAAAATGTTTTGGATAATTATCCTTTATTAGGTATAAAATATTATTGGACTTCAAGAATAATTGGTTCTAGAATAAGTGAAGATTTAAATTATTCATTAAAAGAAAATGATTTTCTTATAACAAAAGTAAATTATAAAAAAAGTAATGCTTTATATGATATTGAAAATACAAAAGTTCTAGATAAAAAAGAAAATAAAGTTTTTTCAAAACAGATTAGTAATAAAATTATATTACCTGATTATAAAATACCTAAACTTTTAACAGAAATAAAACAACAAGATCAGTTAATATCATCTGATATACTTTATGAAAAAAATAAAAATATCAATTTTATACCTGCAGCTGTTCCTAGATATTTCCCTAAATCACATGAATTAACATTACAAGGATCAAATAATTCTTTAATTAATTTAACAACAGAAGAAACAAATAATAAGTCTCAAATTGATTTTGTTGTAGGTAGACATTATGGTAAAGATTACAGGCCTTTTGTTTTAAATAGTGATTTTTTGTTTTTAAATAATATTGAGATTTCAAATTCAAAATTTGAAACACCTCCTATTAATACTGTTGAAATAGACTTACAAAAAGGTTTTAATGTATTTTTTAATAATCAAGGTGATCAAGTATTATTTAAAAATCCTGATTATTACTTAGGAGAAGATTTTATTGATGACAATGAATTAGAATCTGTTGTAGATTATACATATGATGCATCAAGAATATTAATAAATGAAGAAAGTGATGCAAACGTATATTTCAGGTCAAATTCTTTATCATTAAATAAAATTATAAATACATTTGATTTTCAAAAACAAGAAAAAAATATTTTAGATATTGTAAATGTAAAAAGTATAAATGATTATAATAAAAATGATTTTGAATTTTTGAATGATTATTTTGAAAGAATAGAATTTTTTGATGATATTTTAAAACCAAATATTTTAATAAAATCAAATGATATAAGAATTGTTTCAAGAATGAAGCTTGAAAACAAAATAAATGAAACAATCAATGGTCCATTAAAATTAGATTCTGGATCATTAATGTTAATAAAAGAAGGTAATAAATGTTTAGATGATTCATTTATAAGTTTAGAAAAAAATGGTGATATTTTTATAGATGGTCAAATACTATATTTAGGTAATTTTAATAAAGAGATTTTAAGACAAAAAATAAAATCTGAAGATGATATTTTATTTAAACAAGATGAAAATGACACATCAGATTTTAATATACAAAGTAATATTGTTTTAGATAAAAATGAATTAAACAGTTTTTTTGATATAACAAGTGATGAAGCTGATAAAATGATTGGAAATGGTATGGGAGTTGTTTTAGGATATAATCAAAAATATTCTGAACCTCTTGTATTAGGTAATTCACTTGTTGTAATATTGAAAAATCTAATTGACACAAATATAGCATTAATTAATGAAGTTAAAAAACTATCTGATGATTTAACTAGTCATATACATTTAGGAGTTACACCTGGTTCGGGTATTTCAGGTCCTGTGCAAAATCCTGTACCATATACAACATATTCATCAACTGGTCAACAACAGTTAAATGATAATTTAAATGAAATAAAAAATAATTTAAAACATATATTAAGTAAATTTGCAAAAACATCTTAAAAATATATAATTCAAATAATTAATATTATAATAGAGGAATTATATATGTCCGCACTTGGTAAAAAAATCAGCAAAATAAAAGAATTTGCTGAAAGAAAACAAGAAATCGTCACATCTAGTGAAGAAATAAAAAATCCAATTGGGATAAAAACACCTTTAGAATTAGGCAGTTCAAATAATGAAACATTATTTAAAATGCATTATGATATTGTTGATCAATTAAATGATAATTTAAAAAATTTAATTTTAACTCAAAAAGGTGAAAGATTAGGATTTCCTGATTTTGGTACAAATTTACAAACAATATACAGTAATACACTATTATCAGAAGATGATATATCAAATATTTTAGTATCTGAAATCTCATCAACTGTTTCGAAATATTTACCATCTTTAAGATTAGAAAATTTTTATAGTGAAAAATTATCACTAAATGAAAAATTTAATAATCCTAATTTAACAGCATCAAATTTTTATAATGCTAATAATAATGGTGTAGAATTTTCAAATATAAATATAAATAACTTAAATAAAAACAATAAGAGTGTTCAAGAGGTATATGAGGTAAAAATTGATTATCAAATACCTGTTTTAAATAAAAAGAATACTTTGGTTTTATATATTAAAACATCAAGATAGGATTATTTTCAATGTCTGAAAGTAAATTACAGAGATATTTAAACAATTCAAATAATAAACAATTTATAAATAAAAGCTTTGATGATTTTAGAGCTGATTTATTAAGTTATGCAAATCAATATTATTCAGGACAAATAATAGATTTTTCAGAATCTTCTCTTGGTGGTTTATTTTTAGATTTTGCATCTATAGTTGGTGATTCATTAGTTTATTATTCTGAACAACAATTTAAAGAATTAGATTATGAAACTGCAACAGATTTTGATAATTTAACAAAGTTTCTTAAAAGAGCAAATATAAAGAGATCTCAATCTACACCTTCATCTGTTGAAGTTACTTTTTTAATAGAAATACCTGTTGCAGAAAATTTAAAAATAAATGAATTAAAACCAAACATGCAATTTGTACCTGTTATACAAAGAGGAACAATTTTAAGTTCTTCAAATGGTATTAATTTTACTTTAACAGAAGATATAGATTTTAGTAAAGATATAAAAATTGAAGAAGGCGATATTAATGTTTCAGGCAATGTAATATCAGTGTTTATATCAAAAAAAGGTTTATGTACATCTGGATTTAATGTATCTGAAAGTGTTTCTTTTACTAATGCATCAAAAGGTATGTTTTTATCTTATGAGTTAAATAATAGTAATGTAACAAATATTATTTCTGTTTTTGATAATGAAAATAATGAATATCTGAATGTAGAATATTTATCACAATCAACTGTTTTTAAGAAAAACAAAATAAATAATGATGTTTATATTTCAACAATTCCTGCAATTTATAAGTATATTATAGAAGAAAACTATGCAACAGGTAAAACATTAATAAGATTTGGTAATGGTGAAGGTAAAACTTTAAAAGATAATGTTTTAGTTAATCCTGATGATTTAATATTGCCATTAAAAAATAATGATTATTTTTCACGTCTTGATTTAGATCCTAATTTATTATTTGAATCAAATACATTAGGAGTATCACCAAGAAATAAAACTGTTACTGTAAATTATAGATATGGTGGCGGAATATCACATAATATTTCAGAAAAATCTATTACAAATATTGAATCATTAAAAATAATATTTCCATATTCAGAAGAATATGATATTGATTCAACAATAAAACAAAATATAATTAATTCTTTGAGTGTAACAAATGAAACAAAAGCAAAAGGTGGAACTGATGCATTGTCTTTAAATGAACTTAAAGAATTAATTCCTATTGCAATGAAATCACAACAAAGAATATTAACATATGAAGATTTAATTGCAA